GACGATGACATCACCGAGCACTTCGCCGAGCGTGCTGCCATCGCCGAGCACGACGGCGGACTGACGCGGCGGGTCGCGGAGTACAACGCGGCACGGGCGACGCGGGAAGCCTATGGAAGGCTGACCGATGAGATCGAGAGGCAGATGCGGGAGACGAGGGGCATTGTCAACGGTTGACAGTGCGGTAAGATTTGACAAGCCGTAGCGGGCTTACAACAACACAACCACCGGCGGTGCCTTCGTGCTCATTCGAGCTGGCCCGCTACGCCGCGCCGCCGGTGGCTTTTTGGTGTTATCTATGGATTACGAAGAGTTCATTCGATCGAAGGTGCGATCGGCAAGGCCGCTAGGCTTTGAGGTTGCGGTTAGCGAGCTTCCAAAAGCTCTCAAGGGCTGGCAGGCTAAATGCGTCCAGTGGTCGCTACAGCGTGGCCGAGCGGCTTTGTTTGAGGACACTGGCCTAGGTAAGACGATCCAGCAACTAGCGTGGGCGGATGCGGTTTGCAAGCGATCCCAGCGGCCGGTCGTGATTCATACGCCAGTTGGCATTCGAGCCCAAACAAAACGAGAGGCCGAAAAGTTTGGCATCGAAACGCCCGTTGCGGTAGTCGATGAGCAAAGCGAGATCATCGGCGGCATTAACCTGATCAATTACGAAAAGCTTCACAAGTTTGACGCTTCGATTTGGTCGGGTGTCGTGCTAGACGAATCGCAGATCCTCAAAAATTTCACCGGAAAGATTAAGCAGGAGTTGATCGACTCATACCGCGAAACACCTTACCGCTTGGCGTGCACAGCGACGCCGGCACCTAATGACCACAAAGAGCTAGGCAACCACGCCGATTTTCTTGGAGTTATGCCGTCGAACGAAATGCTTTCGCGTTGGTTCATTAACGACACGATGAAAGCAGGTGGCTACCGCTTGAAAAAACACGCTCAAAAGGACTTTTGGCGATGGGTCACATCGTGGGCGGTTTGTCTTTCGCGTCCATCTGATCTTGGCGGTAGCGACGACGGCTACATCTTGCCACCGCTAACCGTTGAGCGACACATTGTGAGTGTTGCATACGATGGCGTCGCTGATGGCTTTCTATTCGACGTCGAAGGAATTTCGGCGACGAACATCCACGAAGAAAAGCGGCGGACCAACACCGAGCGAGCTAAGCGAGTTGCGGACATTGTGCGTGAGTCAGAGCGGCCGGCAATCGTTTGGTGTTACACCGATTACGAATCTTCGGAGTTGATGAAGCATGTCGACGGAGCCGTTGAGGTTCGCGGGTCGATGCCGGAGAAGAAAAAGCAGGATCTACTCTTAGGCTTTGCCGAAGGAGAGTTTCCGGTGTTGGTGACAAAGCCGTCTATCGCTGGGGTCGGGCTGAACTTTCAGGTTTGCAACACGCAAGTATTCGCGTCGCTTTCGTTTTCGTTTGAAGAGTATTATCAGGCCGTTCGAAGGTCTTGGAGGTTTGGTCAAACGCGGCCGGTGAAGGTTCATATCATCGGCAGCGACGCGGATGCGAACATCGAAAAGAGCATCGCCCGAAAAGGTGCCGATCACGGTTTGATGCAAGCGTCGATGGCGGAAGTTGTGAGGCAGTTCGGACTTGGCAATCAAGCCGAGTTAATGAGGGTCGGTTTATCGGCGTCGGCGGTTCCGACGATTCCTAGTTTCTTAAAATCAAAGGCAGGTGTTTGAAATGGGTTGCATGAACGAACAACACGGAGCGGACTGGACGTTTTACAACGGCGATTGCGTTGACCTTATGCGGGACTTGCCAGATAACTCGATCGACTTTTGCATTCACTCGCCGCCGTTTTCGTCGCTGTACATCTACAGCGATTCAGAAAACGACATGGGCAACGCAGCGAACGATGAAGAGTTTTTCCGGCACTACGCTTTCGCGATCAAAGAGCTTTATCGGTTGACGGTTCCAGGCCGCCTCTGTGCGGTCCATTGCAAGGACTTACCGAGATATGCGAACGTCTACGGCACGACGGGGCTTATCGACTTTCCTGGGGCTTGTATTCAGGAATTTGAGGTCGCTGGTTGGGTCTTTCATTCGCGGGTAACAATCTGGAAATGCCCAGTTACAGAGCGAGAGCGGACCAACAATAACGGACTACTTCACAAGACCGTCAGGCGTGATACGTCGCAGGTGCGGCAAGGGATGGCGGATTACCTGATCGTCTTTCGAAAGCCGCCAAGCGAAGGAAGCGGCTTGATGAGCGATAAGCCTATCGTTAGGCCGAAGGGATTCTCCAGGTACATCGGCGAAGCGGGAAGCTCAAACGATAGTCACCCGTCGCCGTTTTCGAGAAAGAAAAACGCGGCCGATCCGTCGATCGATATTTGGCGGAGATACGCAGAGCCGGTTTGGTGGGACGTAAACCAAACCGACGTGTTAAACTTCAAACTGGCAACAACAGAAAACGATGAGAAGCACATTTGCCCGCTACAGCTTGGGTTGATAGAGCGTGCCGTTGACCTTTGGACGCTTCCGGGCGACGTTGTGTTTTCGCCATTCGGTGGCGTTGGCAGCGAAGGTGTCGGGTCGCTTAGGTGCGGCCGAAAGTTTGTTGGCGTTGAGTTGAAAGAATCGTATTGGCAGCATGGTTGCAATTTTCTGCGATCACAAGAGGAGAAGAAAAACGTGCCGATGCTGCCGTTCGATGATGCGATCGAAGCCGACGACGTTTTTTAGTTGCGAACAGGTTGACAGATTGTTATAGTGTACGAAATCAGCCTTGGCCGGCTGACCAATCCAAGCCACCGCCCGGCGTTCTGCGATTATCTTCGCAAGCCGGCCAAGCTGCTGGGCGGTGGTTTTTTTCTTGGAGTCTGAAATGGTTAGACGTTTGGACGTTGGGCGATCAAGCCGAACGCCAGTCAAGCACGAAATTTTGCATTCGATGCTTGGCAAGGTTTGCGGCGTTTTGTCTGCAGATAGCGACAAAGTGCCATGCAAGGCTACGTGGGCGAATCCGCTTGTTTGCGTTGACCTATGCGGCGGCGATGGCTTGCGGTCGGATGATCACGATTGTTCGCCGATGATTATGTTCGACCACTGCAGCAAGCTTGCCGAAAAAGGCAAGCGGTCGAAGCTTGAGGTGATCGAAAAGATGGACAACACGTTTGAGCAGTTGACCATAAACTGCGGGCATTTGTCGAAGGAAATCGTCACGCTAACCAGAGGCGACGCGCGAGACTACAGACTTCCGCAACTTGGCCACAATCAACCGGCCTTTGTTCATTGCGATCCAAACTCGGTCGATCAGATACCGCTAACAAAGCCTTTTGTTCAGGGATTCAACAGGTTCACGACCTACCTTGTAACGCTTGGTTGCAATGTCGGCGGCCAGAAGATGCTTCCGTTTTCTAAGCGTGAATTGTGGTTTGAGTACGTCACGCTACTGACCGACGTTCTGCCATCGCACCACGACGACATCCTGTTTTGGCTTAACAGCGACTCAGCGCAATGGGCTTACCTATTGAGTATTCCGAAGGTTTGGTCTGATGATTTTGCCGCCAAGATGATCAAAAAAACGGCTGAAATGTGGACGCACGGACTGTCCGCAGCGAGCTACCGAAGAGAGCGGAAGCGATTTGACAACGAACTAAAGCGGCTTTTTTTGACAAAGGAAGAATATGAACGCCAATAACATCGAAGAGATTTTGCACCACTACCCGGAGGTCAAAGGCATTCATCCGGCTTGCTTGGCGGTGCCGTCTATCGAGTCGGACGATCGCGTCAAGTTGGAAGAGAGCATCGGCCGCGACGGGTTGCGGCATGAGATCCTGTTGACCGATGACGGGCTGTTGGTTGATGGCCGAAATCGATTGCTCGCTTGTTTCAATGGCAAGATCGAGCCGAGGTTTCGCAAGATCACCGCGGATCCGTGGCAAGTTGCTTTTGCCGAAAACATCGCCCGCAGGCACTTGGACGTTAAGCGGAAGGCGGCTTTTGGGCTGGCATGGCAAGAGCACGAAAAGCAAAACGCAGCGCAAAGAAAAGAGGCTGGCCAAAAAGCTGGAGGGCATGCAAGGCACGGAAAATCCAGGTTGGTGGAAATGTTTCCACCAAGCTCAAAGTCTCGCGACAAGATCGGCGATCGCGTTGGCGTTAGCGGAAAGTCTGTTGACAAAGTGGCTGTCATTAAAGAGTACGCACCGGAAAAGCTTGTTGACGATTCATCGCTTGAGCAGGCCTACAAAGAGGCGGCGACACGTCGCAAGCAGCAACAAGAAAAGCCGGCTGACATCCCGGTCGTTCAGTCTGTTGAGATGACGAAAATAATCACGGCAAAGGGGGCTGAGTCGGAAATTCCATTGCCAAAAAAGGTTGTTTTCAATCACACCAACGACTCCGTTGATTGGGCGTCGTGGACGTGGAACCCGGTAACGGGATGCGAACACGGCTGCAGTTTCTGCTACGCAAGGGAGATTGCCAACAGTCAGCGGATGGCACCCTATTATCCGAACGGATTCGAGCCAACGTTTCACCCATACCGATTGGCGGCACCGAAAAACAGCAGCGTGCCGACTTCTGCAGACCAACGGGACGGCCGCGTCTTCGTGTGTTCTATGGCTGACCTGTTTGGTAAGTGGGTGCCGAATAGTTGGATTCGCCACGTTTTCGATGCTTGCATTGAGTCGCCAGAATGGGAATATCTGTTTTTAACCAAGTGGCCGGCAAGGTATTCGGCAATGCCGCTAATCCAAAACGCTTGGTACGGATCCAGCGTGATAAGGCAGTCTGACGTTAGCCGCGTGGAGTCTGCTATGTGCAAGTTTAGTGGCGACGGAATTGTCAAATGGGTCAGCCTTGAGCCAATGACAGAGCCCATTCGGTTCAATGATATATCCTGGTGCGACCTTATGGTGATCGGAGGGCAGACGTCTACGAACCAGCCCGATGGTTTTGTCCCTGAATTTGCGCCGGATTTCGATTGGGTGTTCGACGTTGTCGATCAGTGCCGGAATGCTGGCGTTCCGTATTACATTAAGGCTAACCTCGGGCTTGCACGGCCGGGAATGAAGCTACCAAACCCACAACCAAGAGGCAGGCAATGAGCTACGCGACCTACGCTGAATATCTTCGGCACCCGCGGTTTCGGGCGGTTTGCGATCGTGTTCGCGGCCGTTCTGGTGGTAGGTGCGAAACGACAAGCTGCAGTTGTGTGGCGGTCGATTTCCACCATATTCGATACTGCAGGTGGGGCGAATTTGACGAACCTGAAAACCTTCGGCATCTCTGCAGGAAGTGTCACGAACTGGCGCACAAGTGCGGCCGTTGCGGTGGCTGGTTGAAGTCTGACGCGAT